CAGCATATGCGGCAATGACTTCTTTACCTAACTTGACAGCAGCAGCTCCTGCCGCAATAGCGACTGCACCCATTGCGGCACCGACACCTTTTAGTACACCGCCTAGCTTTTCAAACTTATCCCCAGATTTCTCAGCTTCATCGCCTGTTTCTTTCAGTTCATCACCGAGGTCTTCAGTGCTGTCAGTTGTTTCATCCAGTTCACGCTCCATACCGTTGAGTTCGGCTTTGGCATTGTTAAGCTGAACTGCCCAGTTCTGGGTACGGCGGTCATTTTCACCGAAGCTATCAGCAGCATTTTTTAAGGCAGATTCAAGGGTAGAGATTTTATCTTTCTGTGCTTCGATGGCCTTATTTAAAACTTCATTACGTGCTGTAACAGCCGCTACAGACTTATCCTGCTTATCAAACTCCGAAGAAACAAGTTTCATTTCACTCCCTAATACCTTGAAGGACTGGTTAATGTCACGAAGGGAATTTTTAAATTCTTTTTCTCCTTCAATACCAATCTTGAGTCCAAAATTATCCGCCACAAAGCCACCTCCTTCCAGCTAAAACGGGCATAAGAAAAGACACTCTTCTCGAGTGCCATAAATAACAATTGTCTATATTCCATATGGAATGATTTCATCAATCCCATATTCACGCTTTGGCCTTGATAAACCATGATACTGTTTATAAACTTCCCACTGGTCGAGCAAGTGTCCGATAGGCATTAGCCAAACCTCCTGCTCAGATCGCTGAAGGAGAGAGACACCATAAAATATCAATCGAGCAAAGGACTCTTCATCACTTACTCGACCTGTGAGTTTTTTGAGGGTGCTTCCTCACTTTCCACATGGCGCTTTGTACCTTTAACCATGGCTTCCATAATGGCATTTTTGTATTCACCCAGTTCAAGAGGTGAAGTAAGCAATTCAACTGCTTCTTCTGTAAGTAGTTCCCCTTTTTTAGAAGGGTTTTGAAGGTTATGGATCATCACTGACTGATTGGCAAGAAGTGTAATTAGCCAGACAATTTCATCAAGAGCCATCTCAAAATTTTCTGATTTCATCAGTTTCTCCCCTAAGTTGGAAAGACCACCATACCGTTTCGCAATCTCTTTGGTCGCCCTGGTGGTGAGAAGCATTTCATACTTCTTTTCACCGATTTGTATCATAGCGCTTCTTTCACTTGCCATTAATCCTCACCTCCGCCGGAAGTATTAAAAGCAGGTTCGTAAACCTGCGTGTACCAGCCCGAGATAACGGATGTCGGAACATTTGTATCATCCTCATTAGCTTCTACTTTCCAAGGATGTTTTCCGTTGCCATCCAGTTTATTTCTACGCAGAACTGTTCCTTCAATAGTTGGTGTAGAGAAAGTGATGCTATCTCCCTTTGTAGCTAGGTTAGTAGCAGGTATGCCAAAGACCACACGATAAAGCCAAAAATATCTGTACTTTCCATTTGCCTTCTTAGCCCGAAAACCCACAGCGACAGCAAAGCCGCCATCGTCACTGCCAGACACAACCACATGGTTATCGTCAATTTTTGCTCCTGTCAAATCCTCAGCAGCAGTAACTCCAATGTCATCAATTCCAAGTGAGAGTTTTCCGCTTTTAAATTCTTTTACAATTTCTGCAGGTCCATCGTCTGCGTAAAGAGTCGCTTCCGCAAGTTCGACGGATAGATCCGCCTTCATCGCTTTTGCCAGTTGTACAGGAATGCCGTAAGTTTCATCACCATTTGCATCCTCTGTGATTTTTGAATAGTAGAGCTTATCTAGCCCAATTGTTGCCATAGCTTATTCCTCCATTTCATAGTGTTTTGCTACGTCAATGACGTAGTGATGGTAACCAGTATCGTCTTCATGACCCATATATCGGCGTCCGGTTATAGTGAACTCTGCTCCAAGCAGAGTAGCAAGTAGTTGGTTTTTTCGTTTGATATAGTTGCCCTTGGAATAAAGAGATATCCGAACATCGGATACATCAATGACTGGCCTGTTATCGCCATACAAGACAAATGTATCCGTCATTGGTGTAAGAACAAGATATTCATCAGGTGCAGCCGCACTGAATATCCCTGTTTCCACAGGCAGAATAGAAGAGAAAAGACTATTAAGCTCCTGCAAAATACTCATAGTCTTTCCACCTCCTGTTCAAATTTTTCCTTCATTGCTTCCACTGCAATTCTTCTCGATTGCGATCGGGCAGGTTTCAAGAAGGGCTTCGGTGGTTGGCCATGTTTGCCATACTCTAAAATATTTGCAATTTTAGCATTGGATCCGCCATCGGACCGAGGTTCTGAAAAACCCACTTTAATATCCCAACCAGAACCATCACGCTTTTGTTTGGCTGGGGAAAGACCAAGAGCTTGTTCCAACTCTCCAGTAGACCGACTCTCCTCTGCTATATTTTTGCCAATCACTGAAGAGAGATTGCTCTTTACTTTGGCAAGCACAACCTGCCCACCTTCTTCTAGCACCTTAGGTATGATTATATCCGTCTGTTCTTCTAGTCGAGACAGTTTTAGAAGGAAATCCTCTGGCATCTTCATTTGGATTTTTGCCATCACTTCACCGTCCCTTCTAGCTTTTCTGCCAATACCTCAACATACATTCCTCGTCCACAAACATCCTCTGCACTAACGATATTGTAACGACCGTCCACATCAGAAATATAATGTGAAGTTGTGATTGATAAATTAGGTATCTTACGGAAACGAAATAGTGCCGATACACTTACAAAGGCAGTATTACCAATAATTCGCTCCCATTTTGCACTTGTATTACGGGTTTCCTTATGGGCACGAACCGAAGCGAGTACAGTATCGCCTTTTGTAACGAAACCTTCTGGATCCCTAGTCGGATCGGTTGTGATAATATCAATAAATGTATTCATTTTCCCAAAACTCATGTTTACACCTTCCAATCCCGATCAAGTCTTAATAGTAGGTTGACCGTATTCCAAACCTGCTGACTTGCCTGCACATTATCTGCAAAAAAGCCACCTGTACTGCCATCTCTACTTTCGTAAAAGTGAGAGGAAAGCATAATAATGGCTTGCTCTGTAGTCGGTGGCATGGGGTGATCGATGTAGTAGTTTTCTGGTACATGCTGATAACTCTCGGCATAACTGACAGCAGCGGCGATGAACATCTCTAAGAGTTCGTCATCAGCATCATGCTCTAAAATCAAGTTTGCCTTTACATTTTGAATCAGTGTCATACCGCTACCATCCTTTCCTTTATTAATCAGTTTCCATGAGTCCAGCTGTTTTAAGCTTTAGAAGCAAGGCATTAAAATCAGCAACTAAACTCGTAATATCTTCTGCCACACTAGGTGCTTGGTTCTCTGCAGGAGTAAAAGAAGAAGGGAGACCAGTTATGGTTGCTCCCTCCTTAATCTCTAGCGTTCCTGCGATGACGGTTTTATCTCCGCCTTGTTCGGTGTAGTTTTTTGTGTTGTAATCCATATCGCACCTCCGTTAGGCTTTCTGCTGAAGAACCTTGATTGCTTCAGGTAGTACTAACTTGCCATCCACACGTTCTTTCGCAACAAAACCGACCATGCCATTACCTGCAAACAGCTCACGAAGTTCTGCAAAGGAACGAGAACCACGATCTCCAATGTTGTAATAAGACAAATCGCCAAAGATAATGGTCTTAGCACCTGCCTCAATAGTAGGCATATAAGCGGATGTATACACAGGATAGCCCAGTAGTTTATCTGGTTCACCTGCAACAAGAGCTGCTTGCCACATATAGGCACCGTTCCCGTCCTTTAGTTTTCTAAGGGCTGCAATGGTCTGGTCATTCAAAATGAACACGGCATTTTTACGGTAAGGACGCTTCAGTGAATACACTAGGTTAATCACTTCGTCAGCAGTAATCGCCGTTGCAGATGCTGCTGTTACACCGACTTCAGCACCACCACTTGCAGCCAGAATACCCAGTGGTTTCCCTGTACCATTGCCATTAATAAAGGCATCTTCTTCGGCATTAGCCAGAGCCTTATAAAACTCCTCAATGATGTAGTTCTCCAGTTGGAAGGCATTGTCATAGAGCAGTTCCTCGGTAACCTTTACAGCTACATGAAGTTTGTGAGCATCCAGATTAATTTGAGAGAAG